AAGGTCGTCGGCTATTTTTCTCAATCTGGCAACGGTATTGATATTCACTTCTGAACGTATATTTGTTTGATTTAAGTCATCATCACAATTTCCTTTTTAGTTGGTTAATCGACTTGCCTGAATTTTGACATCCTCCCAGCCCTAAAGGACTGAGATTCCTACAGCTAGACGCTCATGCCCGAGCGCGAGAATGTTTTTTGCCGCATTTATATCGCGGTCGTGAATTGCACCACATTCACAACAAATCCATTCTCTTATTCCAAGACCTGCTCTACCTTTCGGACTATTGCCGGATATTTCACCGCAACCCGAACAGATTTGGGTAGTGTACTTTTCGTTTACTTCTTCAAACACAACTGACCGCGCTATCGCTTTATATTTCAGTTGTGTCTTTAATATACCCCATCCAGCATCTAATACTGACTTTGCCATTTTGGTTTTAGCCAATTTTTTACTACTTACATCACCTATGAAAATAGCACCATAGTTTTCAACCATCGCAGTAGTGAATTTATGTATTGCATCGCCGCGAGTATTTTTAATCTTTGCATGTATAGCCCTAGCACGATTTTTCTTTTTTGCACGTTGTGCAGTTGCTAATTCTTTTGCGAATTCATCTGTTATACGCCTGCGTTCAAATATAGTCCCGTCAGAACAAGTTGCTATTGTTTTAAGACCTAAATCAATTCCAACAGATGTTTTACCTTCTGACGATTTTATTTCAACCTTAATTGTCGTATTAAAATACCAACGACCACGAGAATCTTGCGAGAATGAACCAGTACCTAATTCATATTTTGATAAATCATAACTATCCCAAATACTGAATAATTTTCCACAGAATCGTACTTGACCATTGATAAATTTAACGCCAGCAGACTTAAATGGAACCCACCCTAATGAACGCTTTGAGCCGCTTGAACAACGCCATTGCAACTTGTTTTTTTTGAACTGTTTGCGGGACTTAGCGTGTTGGCCAATTACTGACTGAACGGTAGCTGCACCGATAGATAATTTCCGTTCATTGCGAATGGATTTCAATTCCTTATGGATGTCGTATTCACTGGTGTTGCAGTTCATATAACCAATACCTGGTATCGGAACCCACGAATACTCTGCACTAATCGCGTTAGCGGCGTTCCAGACCTGATTAACCTCGAAAGCCCACTGCGACAACACATTTGCATGTTTGTCCTTAATTCTAACTTTCAAAGTTTTAATTTGCGTTTTGGATTCCATGTGGTACACTATACGCATACTTAAATATAAATGCAAGGATAATTAAATGAAAGCATTGAATGTGCCTATACCAGAAAAGCTCAAAGAAGACCTTGATTCCTTCGCAAAAGAAAACGGCATTCACAAAAAGAAAATTGTTGAGCTTGCTTTGCTACAATACATGAGCAGCTTCTCTGCTCGCGCTATCCATACCAGCCATGAATGACGGGGCTTTTCGCGTGAATTGTAAATTTGAAAAAAAGCTAGTTTTGGGATAATTGGCTTGCTTGCTGTATTTTCTGTCCAATTACCGCCATCACGTTACAGGCCATCGAATTCCCTAAGCTTTTGTAAGCCGCACTATCAGAGTATCCTTTTACTTGTGATAGGAAGTCATCAGGAAATCCCATCAGTCTGGCGCATTCTATTGGTGTAAGTCTGCGCACTTGCATATTATTTATACAATGATGTGTATTCATTTTATGTAGTGTGTGGCAAATAGTTTGAGGTATACTTCTATTTGTTTTGCTGGTAATTTGAGCTGTATCAAACGCCACCGCATGAACATCCGTCTTGGTAAGCGTATAACTAGCACCTGATTCATCGAAGCCTGTTCCGTTACCGCCGTTTTCAGGTTCTCTGCCTATGGTGTTACCTGTTAGTGCTATTGCATGTGTAATTAACGCTTCACAACCATTTCCTAAATCTGCACCACTTTTCATTAACGGGGAAGAATTGTCACTTTTTGAATTAGAGCCTATCCCGCCACACTCAAAAGTGCCTTGTGCAACTGTTCCGGCAACTTCTTCCCTCGCTTTTCTGCTCGGCGGAGGATTCCCGCACAAGCTCTCGCTGTCAAAAAGTACCGCTGCTGCACTTCTCCAGTCTCCAAGACATCCGATAACGAAGACACGCCTCCGTCTCTGGGGTACAGCGTAAGGGTATCCATCTGTTCTACAGTATTGAGCGTCAAGAATTCTGTATGCGAACCCATACCCGCATTCCGCCAACCCCCCAAGGAAGGTTCCAAAATCCCGTCCTGATGAAGATGACAGGACACCGGGAACATTTTCCCAAACAATCCACTTGGGCTTATATCGTGCAGCAATTGCAAGGTAGGTAAGCATGAGGTTGCCACGCGGGTCATCCAATCCTTTTCGTAATCCGGCGATTGAGAATGATTGACATGGAGTTCCTCCAACGAGAACATCGACATTTGCATAATCAGGCCACTCCTTAAATTTTGTCATATCGCCTAGATTAGGCACTTTCGGATAATGATGAGCCAGAACATTACATGGGAATTGTTCTATTTCACTAAAAGCGACTGGTTCCCACCCAAGTGGATGCCACGCAACCGTTGCCGCTTCAATTCCACTACAAACACTTAAATAACGCATATATTGTTTTTAATGGATTTGTTTTTATTGGTGGAAATTTCATATTCTGTTAATACGCCAGTATGAGCAAGTCTATGACAATTAGGACATAATATCACTCCATTATCCAATGTAAACTTACCTCCATTGCTTTTATGGATAATATGATGTATGTCGCATTTTGCTTTATCCCACTCACAACACATACATTTATCTTTATATACTCTTTTCATTGCAGCAGACCACGCTCCTTTATTAGCATATTCTTTAATACTGCTCATTACATATGATTTTCCTTTATTCCACGGCACCTTTGGTCTAACTCTGTTTATTGTAGAACTTGCAGCATTTAGTTGTTTTATGCTTTTCTCTTTATTTTGATGTCCAGATATATACAATCTTTCCCTACCCCTAGAATCAAATTTATCCCTTAATTTTCCACATCCACATTTACAAATAATCATTTCCATAAATCCTCCATTAGAGGATAACATTGTATCACAATTAACTTGCAATTAAGTTATATCTATCAATTCCAGAAAAAAGACTAAGGTATCGCATATATTCCTATTTAGTTATATGTAATCCGATTACACTCTTAAGACTTCACTTTAACTTTGTAATCCGATTACAGTTTGCAAATATCATTTTCCTATTCATTTGAACAAATGTGAGCGCATTCCCATGATTTATCTGTGTGGCAAGTGAATGCACTTGACAAAGCATACCAAACTTTGTCATAATCGCCACATGATACACATTGCACACAAATATAGGTTCTATCCAGATGCCGATCAAACGGTATTGCTGGCTAAAACTTTTGGCTGTGTTCGTGTTGTTTGGAACATCATTCTGGACTGGCGTTCAAAAGAATACACCATGAATGCGACAAAGATAAATTACGCCGGGTCTACAAAACATCTAACGGAGATCAAACAGCTTGAAGAATACCAATGGCTTTATGAGGTCAGTAACGTGGCCTTGCAGCAATCATTGAGAAGTCAGGATGTTGCGTTCAGCAACTTTTTCAGCAAGCGTGCAAAGTATCCGAAGTTCAAGAGCAAGCACGGCAAACAGTCATTCAGGCTCACCAGCAGCGGGTTCAGGGTAAAGGATGGTGAACTGTATATCGCTAAGTCTGCAACGCCGTTAAAGATGGTTATGACACGGCCTATGCCTGACAAGTTAAACAGCATAACCATAAGCAAGGATACAGACGGAAGGTATTTTGTATCAGTACAAGGCGAGCATGAAAAGCAAGCGTTACCAGTTATTGAAAAATCAATCGGTATCGACTTGGGGCTAACCCATTTCCTGATTACCAGCGATGGCGACAAGGTAGACGCACCAAGAGTTTACCGCAAAGCAGAATCGAAGCTGGCGATGTTGCAGCGCAGGTTAGCAAGGAAGCAAAAAGGCAGCAAGAATAGAAACAAGGCAAGAATCAAAGTGGCGCGGCATCATGCGGTAATTGCCGACACTAGGAAGGATTTTCTGCACAAAATTTCTACCAAGTTAATTCGTGAAAACCAAACGATAGCGGTTGAGGATTTGAATGTTGCAGGAATGGTAAAGAATCACTGTTTGGCGAAGTCTATCAGCGATGCGAGTTGGAGCGAGTTCACGAGAATGCTTGAATACAAGGCTGGATGGTACGGGCGCACAGTTGTTAAGGTGAACCGCTGGTATCCATCAAGCCAGATATGCTCAAGTTGCGGTGATCGCGGAGAAAAGAAGGCGCTCAATATCAGGGAGTGGACTTGCAAGGAATGCGGCACAGTTCACGACCGTGACATCAATGCGGCAATCAATATCAACATCGCAGGATTAGCAGAATTGAATACCGTGGGATTCACGGAAATTAACGACTGTCAGATATGAGTAATCGCATTCAGGATACTCAGGGCAGTAACCAAACCCGCAAGGTTTTGGAATCCTCTGCATTTACGCATGGTGGAGCATATCAAAGTTTGATGGACTTCATTGGTGATAAGTTTGAGGCAGAAGAGACTAGCTACAGCGAAGTTAT